CCAACTTGGATAAGGTCTAGGTGCATAAAAAACATCATTAACAGAATCATAAGTAAAACCGACACCTGCATAATTACCACGAAATGCAACACCACCATCCCTGTGAGCATTTGCTAAGGTATTATAACTAGTTCTTTTACAATCATCAGCCTCTGGTCTTTTAGTCAAATAATAAGCCTCCCAAGAATCAAAACCTTCAGGTGTTGAATCATTTTCATCTTTACCAGTTATAACTTCAGTAACAATTCCTGAATCATCAATAAAAGCATAATGAGCCATTTATAAATCCTTTCTTTTTAAATTATACATTAAGCAAAACTCACAGTGTCTGTTCCAGCAGTGATAGTCGTTACTTTAAAACTACCATCAGTAGCAGTAGATGAAGTTAAACCTGAACCAACAGTGATGGTATGAACATCTGAATAACGAAGTATTACAACACCACTGCCACCAGTGCCTGACCCACCTGTGCCATTACCACAACCAGGACCACCACCGCCACCGCCTCCTAAATTAGCAGTTCCATTGGATGCCGATGGTGTGCCTTGACAACTACCAGATTGACCACGTCCACCACCGCCAGATCCACCAGATCCATGAGATCCAGAAAATGTGCCACCGCCACCACCGCCAGCATATGTGACTGAACTGCCAGTGATTGATGATGCAGAACCGCTACCGCCATTTCCACCATTACTGCCAGCATTTCCACCAGCAGAGCCAGCACCACCGCCACCACCACCTTGGCTGGCAGATGCACCATTTCCTCCGCTGTTACCTTGCCCAACAGTTCCAGCAGCACCAGTTCCAGCTGTGCCGCCATTACCACCTGAACCAGCACCACCTGAACCTCCTGAGTTTGCACTACCAGGAACTAAACTATTTCCACCACCACCACCAGTGGCAGTTATTGTTCCAGCATTTAAATTAAGAACACTATCTGAACCGTTGCTACCGTTAACGTTTGGTGAGTTAGTGTTCGCACCACCACTACCAACAGTAATGCTATAAGAAGTTCCTAAATCAACAGTTCCAGTGCTTGTTAAAAGACCACCAGCACCACCGCCACCTCCTTGGTCGTAACCACCAGCACCGCCACCAGCTACAACTAAGTAAGTGATATCTGCTGTTTGCAGAGTCCACTCATTGTCATTTAATAAATCAACAACATCATTCATTTCAAAAACCCCTGAATTTGAACTAGCAGCCTGGGTCGGACCACCAGCCACATAACCATAAATATTTGATTTATCACTCATTATGAAAAACTCACAGTGTCAGTGCCTGCTGTAAAAGTTGTGACTTTATCATCGCCGTCAGTTGTAGTTGATGAAGTCAAACCTGAGCCAACAGTGATAGTCAAAGTGTTAGAATATCTTAAAATTACAACACCCGAACCACCTGAACCAGCGTTAGAAGTTCCTCCAGTTCCACGACCGCCAGTGCCAGTATTAGCAGAACCGCTAGTGCCTGTGTTTCCTTGCTTACCTTGAGCTCCACCGACCGCACGAGTTACAGATGAACCAGTTATAGAGCTTGCAAGACCAGCACCACCTGATGCCGAGCCTGATTGAAAATGAATTGATCCAGGACCAACACCGCCAGCACCACCGCCAGCACCACCAGATTGACCGCCTGAGTTATTACCAGCACCACCATCATGACCTTGGCCCGATACACCAGTTCCTCCAGTAGTTGTATTATGCATACCACCAGCACCTGAGCCTCCATTTTTTGGACCATTAAAGTTAGTCTCGCAACCACCTCCGCCTTCGCTTGTTACTGTTGAAAAAACACTGTCAGATCCTTTCGCACCCTCAACTAAATATCCACCGTTACCACCAGCACCACCGCCACCAACAGTAACAGTGTGTGATGTTCCGGGGATTATTTCAAGGGGAGTCTCGGTGCTTGAATTACCACCTGAAGTCTCAGATGCGTAAGAGTTACGATAGCCACCAGCACCACCACCTCCACCAGGTCTGTTATTTGATGAATTAGCTGTAGATGCACCACCACCACCAGCAATAACTAAATAAGATATAGTCACAGTTTGCAAAGTCCACTCGCCGTCCTCAAGAAGTTTAGTAACCTCGGTCATTGAGAACACGCCTGAATTTGATCCAGCTGCCTGGGTTGGTGGATTAGTTACATAGCCGTATTTCGGCATTTTAACTTATTTCTAAAACGCTAGCAAAACCCTCAAGGTCACCACTAGCAGCACCACCAGTGAGTTGAATATAGTCGCCAGCTTCTAAAACCAGCTTTGAAGTTCCAGCAAGCTCAAGTGAGCTATCAGCAGGAACCGTTATGGTGTGAGCAATTTTCGCATCACCGCTCGATGCATCCTTTACTTCAGCAGTAATGGTGTCAGATGAGCTACCATCAACATTGGTTATACGCAAAGTAAGCACAATTGAAGTAGTGCTACCAGGTGCTGTGTAGATGGTTTGAGCTGAGTTAGTTATATTTAAATAAGCATTTTTAAAAGTATTAGCCATGCCTCCCTTTCTATCCTAAAGCAATCACAAGACCAATATCAGCGAAGTCGCCAAGATTGGCTATGTCTTGAGCCGTAGTCCTTTTTAAATTATTTGAATCATCAGCGTCGCCAATCAAAACAATGTCAGAACCAGCAACAGTAGCAGAAGTTGCAGAGGCAGGTGCAATACTTAAAGTAGATGCAAAAGCACCCGAAGTAGAGCTAGACCCACCAGCAAGTCCTGAAGTTGCAGCAGTTGTGATAGTTACACCAGTAATATCACCTTCGCCAATAAAGTTGTTCCAGGCAGATGAATAATAAAACTGCAAAGAATTTGAGTCGAGTAAAAAACAAGCCTGTCCATCTTCAGGGGATGATATGGCTGAATCACGAGCTGATGAATTAGCAAAAACAGCAACAGCTTGCTCCATTAAATAATTATTTACATCTGCAGCTGTTAGAACCTCAGATACAGCAAAAGTTTTAAATCCACTAGGCATAAGCAAAGAATACTAAAGAATTTATGATCTAAGGGTTTATGGTCTAGACCGACACTCCCGGCAGAGTGGTGCTGCAATGATCAGACATTGTCATCTGCCGGGGTCTTGATGGGTTAGCAACAAGAAGTGCCGTGCCTCACTTGCGTGAGTCAATAAAAAAATTATACAATCCCAACAGTTATAAACACTTTAAATGATGGGGAAGTGCCAGACAAAGTGTAATTTATACGGAAATAATCATCAGTTATAGCACCAGCAACTTTTGAATATTGTGCTCCAACAGCAGTGAAATCAGTCAAAGTTATTCTATCAGTTGCAGAAGTAAAGCTAGAATTGTCATCGCTCTGAACTTTTAAAGCCAGGGTTGGGGTAGAAGTTCCTGAAACCGACACCACATGTGCAGCAACATATAAAGATTTTGTAGCAGCAACAGCACCAAGCTGCCTTCCAGTAGAATTACCAGTTGCTGTTAAATTAGCAGAATCATCCACCATTATGGTGCCACGCACAGCACGGTCAGAACTATTAGAATTATTTATTGAAAACGGCATAGCATCGCCAACAGATCCACCAATGTTATATGAAAACTGCCTAGATTTTAAGAAATATGCAGTGTCTCCAGCTGATGAAGTAGGGGATACAGTAGAAATGATCTCAGCACCAGCAGATACACCAAGCAAAGCGTCAGGCTTGTCAGTGCCAGCTTCAAAGAATCCATTGGCTTGTAAACTTGCATCTTGCAAGCCTCCAATTTTTGAACGAAAACCTCCAGAATTAATCGCAGTGACATCAACCTCATCAACTGACAAATCTAGAGTCATTGATTGTGTGTGGCTTGATAAATCAAAACCATCCATAAATAATCTACCGTCAGTTAATACAAATGTCGCCATTATCTACGTCGACCCCCGCCTTTTTTCATGCCCTTTTTTTTCTTTCCACCACCGTAATGTTTAGGCATTATTTAGCTCCTTTTTTCTTTTTAGCTTCACTTTTAATTTTTTGAATGTGACCACCAGCAACAAGTGAGTCTGCTTTTTTTTCATCTTTGATTTCAATAATCTCACCAGGCTCGATGCCGTCAATTTTTTTAGTTCCAATAATTTTATATTTCAACTTGACCCCTTGGTATAAACAGTCACTCCGAGCCTTGCACCGATTGACTCGACACCATTGACTGCGTAAGTTCCTCCATAATCACTCATTGTAGTGACAACAGCACTAGTGTCTGATTGGCCTAGTGTTGAATTATTAAAGATGGCTTGTCTTATTGAGTTTGCACCAGATCCATTTATAAAAGAATCTAATTGATTTTGACCAGATCGTGAATCAGCACGACTGACAACAACTAAAATATCAAAATCATACTTGTCAGTCCCACGAGCCATAGCCTCGTTAAAATCAATATTGTTAGGAATTACAACACAAGCAGGAACATTAATCATGTCATCGATTGTGTCATAAACTCTAAGACCAGAAATATTATCTGCAAGAGTTGTTTTAATTGCTGTTCTTATTGTTGAAAACGATGCCACTATGCAATACCAACTGAGTCCCCACGTCTGTAAGGGTCCAACATTCTTGTGATTTGTCGGTTTTGTCTTACTGCTAAGACACCAAACTCACCGACACCAGCGATGCCCAGGGGAGTATTACGCATAGCAAAGTTTTCACTACTCAGCATCAAACATGCCTGTCTTACAGGCTCAGGAACAGCTGCAAATCCCCAATTTGCAGTAACTTGGATCCTAGGTCTGTTATTTGATCTAGTTGTAGGAAACTCATGAGATCCGTCAGTAAACAATTCAATTGAAGTGAAACCGAGACCGCTGATGCCAAATGCTTCAGCATTTAGGGGTAAAAGAATGAAATCAGTTGATGCAACAGTTGTCTCATAAGTTCCGTCATCGTTGTCATCATATTTTAAAACTAGACCC